CGACCTTGGGCATTACGTATTTTTCAATTTTCTTCGTGACTATGTTCGCGTACCGGACATCTATACATACATCGAAGATGACCGTGTTGTGTACAATGTTGCCCCTCGCATACTTGTCAATCGCATTATGAATCAAGCACTTAAAGTCCCTGAAATTAATGCCAATTCTATACACACTCTTGCTACCAGCTGTTGCACTCGTATCGACGTAGCCGACACTGTTGTCAACAAATTTGTTGACGTCGATGCCATGGAATTGGACTCTATCGTTTATTCCATTTGTCTTATGGTTAGTGCCCATCGTTTTAAACGTTCGGATGTCTTCTCACGTTGTATCAAAGAGTACCACGCTGATTATGACGCATCCCATTCCATCATTGCCGCACTTAAACGTCGACTTCTTCGCTGTTACGAATCACTCAAAAATTCAGTCTCATCTTACTTTGTTTCATCCAGTCCCGGCGGTGTTTACGATCTTCAGGTTTACCCTTATGCACCTATCCATTTTCAGCTCGAACATGAAGTGCACTACCGCTCACCCGCCCAACCTGTTCAAGAGGACGATATTGCTGTTTACCCCACACCCCAAGCTATCGAATCCGAGGTCAACTCGCCACACCCTGACACCGTCACTTCTCAATCATTTGACTTATCTCCTCCCTCTTTGACCCTACCCACCACACCTCTATCACCACCTGTGTCTCCACCCACTCCACTTTACTACGACGCGTTGGATCTCGCTGCTGCCGTTGATGATCTTCTCAATGATGATCCGATGCCCGCCACTATTTTAAAAGATGCTCCATCTACTGTCGATCCACCTCCGGCTCCTAAAGACGACCCACTCCCAGATCCACCCGCTCGCCCTCATGTGTCTCATCTCACTTTTCTTCAATTACCGACCCGTGGCCTTGTTACTCCATCATTACAACCGATCTCTCAACCACCCATGCGCATATTATCTCTCGCTGAAGATGAACCTACGGCCCTTCCACCTCGCTTTCGTTTGGCCGACGTCTGCACTGCTGACGTCGAACTTTCGCATGTGTCAAATTCGGCTTATCACTTTATTGATCGACTTTTACCATCACGTACTCCTCACGTTCTATCCCACAACGGTCAAAGTTTTCCTTGTCCATCTCGTGCTGCTGCAAAGATTTTTCCTCTTCTAACGGGTGCCAATGCCCGCTCTAATTTCCATGACATCGGTGCTGGTCCAGGTCACCTCGGGCGCGCCATTCGTACTGCATATCCCCAATCTCGCATCCACGGTATCACATATGGTATCCCTGTTTCACCGTTCAACAGTCGTTTCTACGACTCAGTCGTCGAATGTGACATACGTGTCTTCGATGCTACACTTCCAACTGATTCGCGCAACCAACACGTCATCATATCTGATATTGGTGACGTTTACGTTTGGCTTGATACACTTGATGCTGTTATTGCATATTTGTTGCGATATCCATATCCATCTACACTCGCAATTATCAAATGCTTTTTACCAACTTACAGCGTCCCATGTTTTGACGCCGTCTATAAACTTTGTCAAATTGGTCAGCGTGTTTCTTACCATCGTTCTATCTTCTCCGGTGAACAGAATCATGAAATTTACATATTGCTCCATGGTGTTCGCTTACCTCGCATTTGTTTGTCTGCATTTACTTACACCTTTCAGACCTTTTATGATGATGTTGAATATGCCCGTCAGTCTGCTGTTTCTACTCTAGCCACTCGTCACCTTGTCTCTGTCTCTGCTTCACCCTCTGACCTTACCCCAGAGTCGCGTCGTCTACAAACGACCATAGCTGTTCTTGACTCCTTTTGGGACCATTTTACCGCCGACGCACCACCTACAATGAAATTCACCAAGCCGTCACGTTGGATCACGTCAATTGATGTTCGTATTATCACTGCAGTACCTGCTGCTGGGAAGAGTGACTGGCTTCGACGTCAACGTGGTCGTCTACTTTTCGTCGTACCTACTCGTCACCTTGCTGATGATTATCAGCGCAAAGGTTTTCAAGCCGTTACTTTCCATGTTGCACTGACTCACCCCATCAATGTCACTCATCTCGTCGTCGACGAATGCTACACTTTCCGTGAACCATACTTCTTTGTGCTCGCTTCGTGCGCTAAGTACCACACATTTTGGCTGTCTGGTGATCATCTTCAAGTTGGGTCTATCGATTTTACCAACGATCAACATTTTACGCAATATCGTGTTTTGGCGCCGCCAGACACATTCAATCACCATAGTCTTGGTTTGCCGCATGATTCTGCTTTACTTCTATCAGGTCTCGGTTACCATCACGTTACAACATCTTCATCTGTTGTTAGTTCGATTAATTATGTGAATTGTCAGATTGAGTCCGCTGCTGAGCTTCGGCGCCAGCGTTTTCCCAATTCGCTATTTGTCGTCTACAACCAAGACTCTTTACTTGAAATCGGTGCTCATGGTATCACTGACGCATGTACTGTTCATCAATCTCAGGGTCGTCGTGTCCCAACTGTTCTATTCTACCTTGACCAACGTGCTATTGACACCGGTTTACAAAATGCCGTTTGTCATATTCGCGTTCTCGTTTCCAGACACACCCAAAAACTTGTGTTTATTGGTATGACTAATCACATGCGTCGTATTATTGACTTCTATGGTTGTAATATCGATCTCAATCTTGAGCGTTACAATCTTACTCTTCGTCACGTTGATATCAACATTGAAAATCTTCGTCTTAACGGTGCGTATAATCGTTTTCGACTTCCTTTGGCCCTCATCAAGGACCCACCCATTTTTGGCACTGCTACCACTGACCAAGCCGATGATGTTCTCGCTCATATCATGTCCGGTGGCACAACACAATCGGATTTTGCAGCTATTGTCAACACAAACATCCCATTTCACCATGGTGCTCGCCTTGTTCTCAAGATGTCGAAGGTCATCGAACGTATGCGCAATGTCAATATTCGCGGTTTTGCCGCATCTCAATCAGCTTTTTGTCTCCGCCATTTCCCGACTTCTATGGCTGCTCTTAAGTCGATGTCTGACCGCTATTCCAAAATAACTCAACGATCTGGTGATTTGCTCGGTGCTGTTGTTGAACTTTTTAACTCCGTCGAACCATACCTTCGCGATTTTACTTCTGTCTGTTACCCGCCACTCCTATCCACTGACGATTTTGTTAACTCCGTCTATGCTCGCCTCATGCCGCGCGTTTACTCCGCTCTCTGTCACTTGCGCTTTCTGTCTCAAATCGAAGGAATGTTTGAATTTCATCTCACTGAATATTTTCGTGCCCTTGACGAAAAACAAATGCCTCGCGATGAATATGATAAAGAATTTGCTCTTGCTCGCGATTTGTGGGTTTCGTTCTTTCCGAAACGTCAAGTTAAACCTAAGATTGCCGACGGTTGGGAAACAAGCGATAAAGCACCTCAAGGTATTGGTGCTTATTCTAAACAAATCAACACACTTTTTGCGGCCTTTGGTCGCATGCTTTCTCAATTTCTCGACCAGATTCTGCTTCCTAACGTTATATTCGCTTCTAACCATCCCGAAGAAGAGTTGTCCGCACGTGTTGCCAATGCTTACGCTCACCTGTCTGATGAAGACATGCATCGTCTTGAGCGCTGCGCGTCGGACATGACTGAGTTCGATAGCACACAATCGGATGTACCGTGTTTTCTTATGTCTGTTTACTACTCTACTCTCGACATGCCTCAATGTCTTCTTGAATTGTACCGTTCTATGAATGACCACTGGGTCATGTCCGATGATGCCATTCGTGTTCAC